GCCATCAGTAAGTGAACCAAAAGATACTGTGCCTGTTGTTGTAATATTAGATGATCCATTATTTATTGCACCAAATCCAGAAGTAATACTACCACTATTTAATGCTCCTACTGTGGTAGCTGCTGTAGTTACCAAGTTAGGCATTGCAGTTATTTCATCGTCAAAGTATGCAGCTAAGTCTGTAACTGCTACTTGTACCATTGTACCATTGTCATTAACAACTACTCTATCTGCATCTGCTATTGTAGTGCTAGTAGCTGATGTACCACCATCCATAATATTTAGTTCTTCAGGAGTAGCTGAAACTTGCGTTGCACTTACTGCTGCAAGTACTGGAATTGTACCAGATTGGTTAGGTAAGTTAATTGTACGATCAGCAGTAGGATCTATTATAGTAAGCGTAGTTTCATTTTCATCAGCAGTAGAACCTTCAAATACTACAGCATTCTCTGCATTCATTGTAACAGTATCTACAACTGTTTGTGTACCTTGTACTGTAAGATTACCTGTAACAGTCAAGTTATCACCTATAGTTACTTCAGATGTAGTATGTCCTATTGTTACAGGAATACCACTTGACTCTGTAGCAATCTTTAATGTACCAGTAGAGTTAGCTATAAGTGAGTTCGTACCGTCATGTTGTATCTGTAAATCATCACCAGTACCTAACTTAACTATAGCAGAGTCAGGCATATCTAAGTGGCTAGTAGGACTAACAGTACCAGCAAATGTTACGTTCGCTCCATCAAATGTAGCAGAGGTAGTAGAACCAGATTTAATTATTAAATCACCGCTAGTATTAGTAAATGCACCATACTGAGTACCTGCATCTTTTAAAACTACATCAGCACCATCTGCATCAAGTATAACATCTCCTGCACTATCTAATAACATATCACCAGAAGATAATGCTATAGTTGTACCATCAATGTTAAAGTTATCTATATCAATACCAGCATCAGCAGTAATTTTACCAGTAGAAGTAAGTGTTCCACCTACAGTTGTATTACCACTAATATCTGCTGTACCATTTATATCTATTGCAGTAGCTGTAAGGTCAATCTCATCTGTAGCTCCAAGAGAAAGAACAGTAGCACTAGAGCCGTGAATAAATTGTGAAGCATCATT